GTAGAAGACAAGATCAAATTCTGATCTTTAGGAATCCCGAAAAGATACGGGACTCTTTTTTTATGTTCGCTTGTGCTCCAGGGACTTTTTTTCTTTGAGATCCCGGCAAAGAAACAAGAAGCAAAAAAGAACACCGGTGACCACCCCGCACACTTAATACTTAAAATTTCTAGCAAAGTTAACCTCATTAAAATATCGTGGAGCTAAGTGCGACCTTGTGATGGAGCCGCCGCCCGTTGGGTTCATTCATTTTTTCTGGCCGAAAAATCTGACCTGAACACTTGCTCCAGAATTTTCATTTCGGTTGCTGCTGATGGCATAAATTTTTCATCAGGCGAGCCAGATGCCATTACAAGTCTCCAGGGCAGGAGCGAACCATATGACTAAAGTCAATACTGCCACTACACCGAAGAAAGAAGCTTCCATCAATGCTCCTCCTGAAAAACCGGCCATGACCGTTATTAAAGAAGATCTGAAACCGGCCCAACCGAAAGAGCTCACCCTCGAAGAGCGGATCCATAAAGTGGAGAACCTGCAGCTGATGGTCAACAAACGCCAGAAGCTCCTGCAAACCCGTATCGAGCTGGAGAAGTTCCAGATCTCATCCAATGACTTCAATTGCTCGATGAACCTGAAGGATTCTGACGGCAATTCCTTCCAGACCAGTTTCACCCCTGGCATCAAGAAGGTCATTGATTTCCTGAAGAGTTCCTTCGATGCAAGCATCAAGGATGTCGAAGTTCAGATCAAGTTCTGATTTTTTAGGAGTCCCGGAAAGTTCGGGACTCCTTTTTTTTCTCGTATCGGCACTACTTTTACATTGTTAGCGTGTAGATGTGTAATAGGTGGCTTTGCAAATACCTGGCAGTGTTTACTTTACAAGGACGGTTTGTAAACCTTGTTACGGGTTTCCGCTATTGATATTTTGAATTATTAATTGGAATTTTGTAGGTCTATTATGGATGTCATGGATTTTCCTGAGTTTCTGCGCTCATATGATCATCTCATGATACTCAATTTTAGGAAAGATTCCAGTCAAAGAAACAAATGCAATCTCCTTCACACATATATACGATTCTTGTAGTTGATGATGAAGAGACAAACTTCTATTATATTGAAGTTGCCCTAAGAAATTATGGATACAAAATTCTTCATGCCGAAGATGGTTTTCAAGCAGTAAAACTATACGAGGAAAATCCAGATATTGATCTTATTCTGATGGATTTAATGATGCCTGGAATGGATGGGATTCAAGCCACAATCTTGATACTTCAGATAAATCCTAAATTGCCCATTATTGCTATAACAGCATATACAACAGAAGAGTCAATTATCAAAGCATTAAAAAGTGGCTGCGTTGAAGTAATAGCGAAACCATTTTCTAAAACGCTATTGATCTCCCGTATCCATCGCTATTTATTTGAGAAGGAATCCTAATTCTCCTTGTCCTTTATTTTCCTCCCTCCTGATTCTATGTTTGCCTCATGGTCGAAACGATCGATTTATACGAGGCAATCCGTCAGATGCGTAAACTGACCCAACAGGGCCAGTCCTTTTCATTTACCCACGCTACTTATAACCGTGACCGTCAGTCCAGCGACGGGATCCGGATTGTCCGCCGTGCTGTCCTTCGACCGGCTGCCAAAGGGGATGACGTATCCAATGCAGATTTCAAACTCTTTTACCTGGACCAGGAGACAAACTTGCCCCGGGTATGCTGGCAGCCGCTGATCATATATTTCGAAGACAAACAAGTAATTCTTAACTGAACCCGATGGCAGGCAAAAAAGCAAGTAGATCCGATATTCAGCTCGTGAAGGCCGGGCATCTCACCTTTGCTCACTCTTCGGTAGGCTCTTACATCTTTGAGGTATCAGGGGAGTACCGGATGGCATCCCCGAGCGTACTCCCCTTCTATACCCGGAGTAGAGCCCTGGTGCCAGTCAGGATCGGGGATTTTGAGATTGTTCCCAACGGGGAACAGAATAACTACCCGGATGAGCTTCGCCAGGTGCTGGATGAGAATAACCTTACCCCGGAGATCCTGCTTAAACAGGCTCAGCTCCTCTGGGGACAGGGACCGGCTCTGTACCGGATCAAATGGGAAGAGGGCAAACGGGTCAAGTACTGGGAGGAAAACCAGCAGATCCAGGACTGGCTCGATTCCTGGGATTACCAGGATTACCTGCTGAAGGCCGATATTGAGTTCCGCCATACCAACGGACATTTCACCAAGTTCTACCGTAATCTGGGCGCCCGTATCGGCCGGCAGGCCAAGATCGCCAAGCTGGAGCATATGTCTGGTATCTTCTCCCGGCTGGAGTGGCCCGATGAGAGTAACCGGATCCACCATATCATCGTGGGAGACTTCTCCCAGCCCTGGAAATATGGCCTTAGGGCATTTCCTGTTTTTGATCCGGATGATGTATTTGCTTACCCGGTATCCATGCGATACAGCAATCTCTATAGCTTCGCCTTGGATTATCAGTACTCCCGGGCGCCATTCCATGGATCCCTGAACTGGATCAAGCTGGCATCATCCATTCCGAAGCTTCTCACAAACTTCAACGTTAACTCGGCTGCTATCAAGTTTCACATCAAGGTCCCGTCGATCTACTGGGAGCAGAAAAAGCAGGCTTTGATGGAAAAATGCGCCATGCAGAACATCGAGTATAAGGAAGAGATGCTGGAGAAGATGAAGGATGACACCTTTAAAAAATTCACCGAGACGCTGACTACAGTGGACAATGTCGGGAAGTTCGTCACCACAGATAAGCTGTTTGATGATGCCGCTCAGGAATATGTCGGATGGGAGATCGAGGTGATCGATCAAAAGGTATCAGATTACATCGATGCCCAGTTGGCTATTGCCAAAGAAGCCGGTTTTCAGAATACTTCCGGCATCGGACTGCATCCGGCTCTGAGTAACCTGAGCAAAGACGGAAACCTGCCTTCCGGATCAGAACAACTCTATGCCTTTAAACTATATCTGGCCACCGGGATCGATATCCCCGAGAGCATCGTCACCAAAGATATCAACCTGGCCATCCGGGCGAACTTCCCCGGGACTCCATACCGAGTTGGATTCTATCACGATGTGGTGTTGACCGAAGAGCGTACAAACCCTGATCAACGAGTCAAAAATGCTGTTTAACAAATCAAATACCGGCGCCGCCGAGCTGAAAGAGCTACTGGGATTTATCTACCGGTCCTCCAAATTTGAGAACCTGATATCCTATATCAGTTTCGGAGAGCGGGAGGTCCGAAAGATTATCGGAAAAGAGGTCTTTTCACTGGCCGAAAATCATTACAAATCGGAGCATTACAGATTGACAGAGCCGGATCCTGAGCATCCGGAGTATACGGTCCTGGATGAATTTGTTATCAAGATTCAGCTCCCCTGCGCCCTACATTCTTATCGTCGGTATGCTCCGTCGAACGATGTAACCCATTCGGATAAAGGCCGGCAGATCTTTGTTTCGGAAGATGAAAAGCCGGCATTTGAGTGGATGATCGATAAGGATGACAAGAACCTGCTCGATCTGGCTCATGAAGCGGTAGATCTGCTTCTGGACTTTCTTGGAGAGCGCCTTTCAGATGATCCGGATTCCTCCGGTATTGGCGCTGTCTGGGGCGGGAGTGAAGCCTATAAAACACTGAAAGGATTATTTGTCAGCAGTGTAAGCCAGTTTGAGGAGACCTTTTTTGTCAACGGATCCAACAGGGTGTTGTTTGCCCTGATCCCTTCGCTTCGGGAGTGCCAGGACAATGAGATCCGGCCTTGCCTAACCCAGGAGAAATACGACACGATCAAAGAGCAAATGCTCGATAGGGATCTCTCTGCTGAGAATACCGAAATAGTAAACCGTATCCGTCCTGCAATGGTCTATCTCTCCCTGAGCAGGGCCGTTAAACGTTTGGCCATCGAAGTGCTCCCAAACGGACTGTTTTTAAACCTGGTGAGCAGCGTGATCCAGGGGAAGACTCCTACAACGGCTACCGATCGGATTGAACTCTCAAAACTACTCGAACAGGAAGGCCGGCGGGAACTCCGAAAGCTTACCGAATACCTACGGAAACTTTCCCAGGAAGCCTCCGGGGAAAGCTACACCCCGGTAGATCCCTTGGAGCGAATGGACTCAACCCAGAAATACTTTCGCCCCTGATGCATCGAATCGAAATACCCGATAGGAAAATAGTGAAGGAAATCCCTTCTGAGATCAGCGAGATGACCCGGGATCAGTATCTCTATTTCGTGATGCAGATCCTGGATTACATGGCCGGCATGATCTCCCTGGATACGTTCCGTATCAAGCTGATCAGGTACTTACTGGAGATCAGGGTCAATGCCAGGTTTCATACGCTTAAGAGTGAAGAACAGGAAAGCATCAACGGGGAGATCTACCGGCTGAGCCTGCTCTGTGATTCCTTTTTCCGGGAAGAGATCCGTGATGGAAACCCGGTTAAGATTGCAAACCTGAGCTTTGTAAAGAACCTGGTCCCCGAGATTTGCGACCGGTACTATGGCCCTGATGATGGCCTGGCCGATATTACCTTTTGTGAATATCGTTTTGCCAACTCCTACTTCAGGGCTTACATGAAGGATGCCGACGAGAATGATCTCAATCACCTGATTGCCGTTCTCTACCGTCCCCGGAAATCCATGATCCGGATCCGCAGGCTCCTGCCCGGATTCAACGGTCAGGAGCGGGTGCCTTTTACCTCCAAGAGCAATCCGCTAAAGCTAAAGAAACGGGTAGACCAGATCTCAAAACTCCCGAAATCGGTCCGTTACGGGATCTTCCTTTGGTACTCGGGATGCGAAGAGTTCCTGGTGAAAGGGAAACCTGAAGTGGATGGGCATGAGATAGACCTTTCGGAACTCTATAAAAATACCTCGGGAGAAACCACTCAGGCGAACATCGGACTGGTAGGGATCCTCTATACCCTGGCAGAGTCCAATGTGTTCGGCCCGATCGAGAATACCGACAATCAAGGCTTGTATGACGTGATGGCCAGACTCTACCAGGTTGTCATGCAAAACCGTGAAATGGAAGCAAAATTCAAGAAAGATGGTTCCGGTAAAGACGTATAAAAGCTATTGGGATGACCTCAAAATAGAACTCGGTATTGACCGGGTATTGATGGTCTCCGATGAGAGCGAACTGCAGCAACTTATCAAAGAGGTTGTCGACGGAGAAAAGATCCTGGTTGCCGTGATCCCTTCCAGCGATACCGAGGCTCCGGATATCGACAATATCGAAGAAGTAGATAGCTGCTTCTTATTCATCCTGCAGAAGGTTTCGTTCCAGGATTTGACCCGGGATGAGCTCCTGGATGTCCAGGAATTCACTCAAGAGTTAATTTCTTCGATAAAGGAGCGGATGACCGAGGATTGCGCCAACGTGAATACCGATACACCCGGCTCCCTGCTGATGCGCCGGCTGGTGATCGATAAGATGCATACCGATCCCGAATACAACTACCTGGGATGTACCGGGTGGAGTTTATCATTTCAGTTAAAATCAATTGGTTTCAATCATGCTTAGAATGATGGTTTTCGGCTTCTCAAAGTCCTCGCTGATCACACAGCTCTTTGTGATGATCATAGCCTACTTTACTCCCATACGGGAGATTGTTCACGTGATGCTGATCTTTTTGACCATTGATACCATCTCCGGAATCTGGGCATCGATCAAGGCAAAGCAGAAGTTTGAAAGCAGGAAACTGCAAAAAACTATCCTCAAGTTCCTCTGGTACACGGTAGCAGTGATGCTTGCCTGGATGATGGAAAAGACTTTTAGCCTGGGGTGGGCCAACCTGGCCAGCATCACCGGCGGTTTCATTTGCTTCGTGGAGTTGAAATCCATCTTTGAAAACATCACCAGGATCACGGATGACTACGTATTTCTTAAGATCCTGAAGATCATCAGGCGAATAGGATCGAAGTATATTAATGAGATAAATGATAAAGACAAATCAACACCAGATAATAATGGCAAAAGTTGAATTACTGGCACCAAAAATTCTTCGTTGGGAAGGAGGGTTTGTGAATGATCCTGTCGACCAGGGCGGAGCGACAAACAAAGGAGTTACCCTTGCAACCTGGAGGAAAGTAGGGTATGATAAGGATGGTGATGGAGATATTGATGTAGATGACATCCGGTTGCTGACCAGGGAAGATGCTACAATCGTTTTAAAGAAATTCTACTGGGATCGTTGGAGGGCTGATGAAATCCGTAATCAATCTATTGCCGAAATCCTGGTAGACTGGGTATGGTGCTCCGGTAAATGGGGTATTGTGATCCCTCAACGATTTTTAGGAGTGAAAGATGACGGGATTGTAGGTCCGATAACGCTGAAAATCGTTAATGCTATACACCAAAAAGTGTTTTTTGATGGCATTGTGTTTGAGCGCACGAGGTTTATCGAAGGAATTATTGCCAGAGATCCATCCCAAAAAAGATTTTATAAGGGCTGGATGAACCGGCTCAACGACTATAAATTCTCTGAAACATGAAAAAAGCACTCTATTTCCTTTTGATTCTGATATGGTTCTGGCCGGCCTGTACCACGCAAAAGCATGTCCGAAAGGATAAGGCAAGTGAGAAGCAGGAGACCATCACGGAGCAGAAAACAGAAACTACCAGTCAGGTTACCACCAATACCGACACCCGCATCGTTTCAATAACAACCACAATCGAGCAACTGGATACTACGATCCTAGTCCCCGGATCCACCATATATGGAATAAAGCTTCTTGCCGATCTGCTGGCGGGAAATACCCTGAAAGTGGAATCGGATGACCAAGTAATGGAGGTATTTTGGGATTCGCTATCTAACACAATAAAGGCTCAGGCAACCGACAAACCCAAAACGGTACCGGTCACTTTCTCCCGAACAATAGAGAAGAAAGAGCTGGTATCTACAAAAACGCAGAAGCAGGAAAACATCGCAACGGTCGATGAAAAACAATCCGCGGAAAGGAGTGAGGCTGTTAGTGAATCCAGAGATATGGAAGTAAAGCGAACCTATTGGCCTATCTGGGTAGGGGGAACCGTCGTTTTTGTTGTTGTCGTTGTGTTACTGATCCGTGTATTTCTCTTGTGGCGACGGAAGCTTTTCATGTAAAGATCTACACCCTCAATAAGAATCCCGATGTTGAATTTTCAACATCGGGATTCTTATTTGGGATTTGCTTATATGATTTCAAAT